GTTCCTATTTCAAGTGCGAGTTCCGTAAGTGCTTTAATCACTTTCGTGAACTCTTTTATTTTTTTGACCATTTCCTTACCTCCTTTCTATATTTATATTATATCACGTATGCGTGATATAATCAATACTTTTCATAAACTTTTTCTTATTTTTCCCAAAAAAATATACTCCTCGGGAGCATACTTTTATCATCTATATAATTGTTAATAACTTTTAAAAAACTGTTGATAAGTTATATATTTTCTGTGGATAACCAATCTATTCTGACTATGTCAGTACATTTTCAGAAATAAATATAGTATTTTCAATATATTTAAGGCAAAGGCATAAAACACACAGTTTTATGCCTTTACTATTTCAAATTTAAATATATAGATTTTGTCTGTACTGATATATAACTGACCTAATTACTTTTTAATGTATTTTTATATTTTACTCCTAAATAAAATCATATTAGTCCAATTTTCTAATTTATTTAAATCTTTATATTAAAATAAATTAGAAGGGATGTATTAAAAATGAATACAGTTAAAAATATTGATAGTAATAATTCTAATGAAAAAATAACTTCTACTCTATTGAGCATTTTTCAATCACTTAGTATTATTTTTATAGGGTTAATCATTGTTAATTTTATAGTCAACTGGTAATAAAACAGTAATATTTTGAACAAGTATTAAAATTTAATTGAAAATATGTTAATCTAACTACAATAGTAAAAAGGAGATGGTTTCATGAAAAATTTAAGTGGAGGATTTCTTTGTCTAGGAGTATCACTAAATGTATTAACCTCAAATTAGATAGGAATGTTTGGCTCCCTCAGTATAGGGGCATCAATGATTGCAATTATAACTATATTATTTGATATCTTTTCGAACAAAACAAAATATAAAGAGAATTATTAAAGATATATATATAAACCCCTTAAAATCCAAATAAACAGATTCTAAGGGATTTATATATATATATCTTTAAATAAGTTTTTTTAGGGAATAGTCCTTATTTATTCCTAATTAAAACTTAGGAGCTTTACATATAAGCAAATAAAAACATATTAACATCGTTAACATTAAAATCATATCTGTAAACCACGATATATTATCTATTATTGAACAATATGTAGCTATTATATAAATTAAACCTTGGATGATAAATATACCTCCTAAGGTAATATTTATTTTAAAATTAAATTTCACATAACTATCTTTATCCTTAATTTTATCTATATTAACCATTTTATTTTTAATTAAGCCTATATCTTGAGTTCTTTTTAGTTTTAATGCTGAATGAATCAAAATTCCTCCTAACATAATAAAAAATATTCCTAAAACAAATTCAACCATGTTATTGTACCTCCTTATTTTTCTTTTGTTTATAATAACATATCTTTTGAATTTAATTTTTAACATGTACTCAAATCTATAAATTTAGAACTAAAATGTAAACTAGGCTCAAAATTTCAATTTAGGAACTAGTTATGTATTTTACATAAAGTTAAAGCCCTTAATAATTCTAAGGACTTTTTTACTAGATATCTTTAAATAAGTTTTTAAATCATAATTTATTCTATTTTTAATAAGTAAATTGCTTGATTTTTTTCTCAATTACAACTGATCCTATAATAATTAATGTAAAAACTATGCAAAATAATATTATTAATATATTCATCGGTAATTTAAAATAATATTTATCCAGTATATTAAAGATTTCAAGTGCAATTAAAAATAATCCACTTGAAAAATATAATTTAGAATATAACTTTATATATCCATCTATATCTTTGATTCTTTTTGAATAACCCCATACATATTTTTCTATATCTTTAGTTTTCTTTAGTTTTATACCTTTATTAAAAAACCAACCTGCTATTACTATAGTTAAAATTGACATTTACATTACCTCACTTATTTATTATTTATAATTAAAATAACATATATCATAACTTTTAATTATAAAATAGACTAAAATTGATAAATTCTGGACTAAAATCTAACTAGCTTTAAAATTTGTATTTAGAAAATAATTATATAAAAATTATCAAACCTTATTTCCTAAAGTTTATAATTTCTAAAACTCATTAATGCAACTTTTACTTTTTAATACTACAAAGTTTATTAAATTAAATAAAACTACATAAAACTCCGTCTTTTATGTCTTTTAAAAATTCCTTCAATACATATTATTTTTATTATTTATAACTCGACTTATAGTAGCTTTGCTCCAACCTGTTACACTGGATATATAACTATAACTTTTCCCATTCTCTTTTAACTGTTTTATTCTTTCTATATCTTTATCTGAAATTTGTTTTTGCTTAGTTTTGAATTTGCTATTTGATTTAAGTTTATCTAATTCATGATTTAACTTTTTTATTTCTTTATTTTTTTCATTTAATTGTTTCTCATAAAAAGAAACCATCTGATTATATTCTTTTATATAATGAAATGTCCAATTATAATTATTGTTTTTTAGTTTCTTAAACATATAACAACCCCTTTAAACTTGTTTCATATAATAAGAAACTAATTCTACAAGTATTTATATAATCCTTTTAAAATAAAAAAAGACCAGAATTTCTGGTCTTATTGTGCTAAATATCCTATAGCATTTGCATAGAACTGTTTGTCTTCTTTAATCTTTATTTCATTATTTATATGTTCTTTAATCATTCTATGGAAGGTTTTATATCCTCCTCCAACTCCAACTATAGCGTATCTATCAAGTTGCCCAAATTTATTAGTTATCTTATTCAGCATAGTATCTGTAGTTGGTTTAATTATATCTATGTAATCTTCTAATTTGTATTCTTTATCTTTGTATTCTATATTATCTAAGTTATTTTTTAAAACTTGATCTATATTATCTTTTGTTATATCTGCATTATTAACACTATTAAAATGATTAGCTATTTCTTCTGAAAAATCAATCACTCCTTTAGAAATAGTATCTACTAAATTAGGGTAGTACATTTTATCTTCATAATCATATTTATAACTACATAAATCTGTTGTCCCTCCACCAACATCTATGCTTAATAAGTCTTGTTTAGTGTCTATTGTATCTGCTACAGAAACAAAACCAGAATAACCTTCTACTTTAGTTTCAACGCTATTAAACGTTATTTTCTTAGCTACCCCATTTATTGAAAACTCAAAAACCTCATTTGTTGGGAATAATTTTTCAAAACTATTAAGATACGATTCATTGAAAAATTGTACTGGAGGAAGACCTACTCTTAAATCAACAGATAATTCATTATCATCTGGATATAATTCATTTATCATAACTAGTACTTGATCTAGTAAATTTTTTCTAGTGTGCTTTAACACATTATTATTAAGATCTCCTACCCCTAAATATATTGTTTGATTATCTCTTATAATAACTCTAGCTTTAGAGTTAATTGTTTTGCTATACTGAATTTTATTAGGAAGTTTTTTTAATACTAACTTTCCGTCAATAAAAGTGGCTCCTTTTAACATACTATTACCTAAATCTATTCCTGCTTTAACTATCTTCATGGCTTCAATCTCCTCTTAAATTAATTATTTTTTACCAAATCCACCAACTTTTTTCTTACTCTCCATTAAACTTTTTTCTGTAGGAAGTTCAATAGATTTTTTTTTTGTAACATACTCATCCATTTGTATTGATTGTTCTTTTGCTATAACTGGTATGCTGATTTGATTACCATTTATAACTTCCCAAACTAATTCCTTTAAATATCCAGCAGGTGAAAGTTTACTATCTAAAAATTCTTCGATTTTCTTCTCTTTTTCATTATTTTTAAAAGTTAAAACAATTCTACTCATTTAATATACCTCCCTTCATATTTATAAAATTTATCAATCTTTAATAATATTTTATAAAATTTTATAAAATATGTCAATAAGTATTCATAGCTTTTATATACAAATTTATAAAATTTTATAAAATTTTATAAATTTGTATAAAGCTGCTTTTTAGAGAATTATTTTAATTTATATTCGTTTACTAAATGTTCTTTCCAATCATTAAAGCTAAAAAATACTATTCTTTTATTGTGTTTTTGCATCTGATATTTAGTTTGGTTACTAGTTGGTTTATTGATATACGCCATGCCTTTATCTCCATTGTTATCTATAGCATAATAAAATCCTTCTGAACTCTTAATCCATTCTAAAATTTGCAAAAAGCTTTTTTCGGTCAATAAAACCTCATCATCTGAATAAAAAGCATAATTTAATGTATTATATATATAGTTTTTAAACTCTAATCCAAATTTAATTTGTTCCTTAGTAAAATTTTCAAATATATAACTTGCTAGATCTATCTCATGTTTAGAGATAAACCCTCTAAACATTTCTGATTTTTTTATCATTTCTTTAAACAACTTTAATTCATCGCCTTTAAATTTTTCTCTATCTGATTTAGTGGCAACGTCTAATCCTTGATAGTAATTCCCTTTGTACATACAAAAATTAAATAAATCCTCATCGCCAAATTCAATTGAATCTATTAAATTTCCTCTTTCATCATATTCTTCTATTTTTAATTTTCTATTTTTTATAAAATAATCTTTGCAATTCATAGTTTCCCATCCTTTAATTTTTTTATTTTTATCATATACATTTGAGTATTTGAGAGCCAATTTAAACGATATTTTTTTGATTATCGATGGATTTTACGATAAAGGCTATAAAACTCCTATAAACTCTATTAAAACGATTTTTATATGTAATTTATGTTTTTATTCTATGTATCAAAATTAATTAACTTTTCAAATGTATATTACTAGAATTTACCTTTTTGATTTTCTAATAGCATTTTTTCTAATTCATCAGAATTATACTTTCTAAAAGTTTGATTTATATTGTGTTGTGTAGTTACAACTTTTTTTGTTTTTATATTTGAATTAGATCTATTACTTATTTTTTTTCTAAAGTCCTTGTCAGATATATTTCTCTCACGCTCATATTCTTCAAGTGTAAACTCTTTATCTTTTATACAATTAAGAATTGATGTTTTTAAGTAAGAGTATATCTTTTTATCTGTAGATGCATTTGTAACTGCTTTTTCTAATAATAAGTCAAATAATTGATTTGATAATTGCATACTATTTTCTTTTAGGAATTTTACTATTGGAGGTGTTACTCTACCTACACCAGTCCATTCTTTGTAAAGTTGTTTTCTTCTGTTCAGTTCGTCATCATCAATCATACTGTTATTATTAATACTGTTACTATTAATACTGTTATTATTATTATCTTCCTTATTTTGAGGTTCCTCAGTTTGAGGTTCATCATTTTGAGGAAGGTCAGAAGATGGTGTATTCCCAATAGTTTCACTGTGGCATTTAGTATTTTTTACTGTCGTTTTACTATCAGTATCATTTACTGTAATTTTAGTATTTATCATTTGCTTTAATATATATAAATTGCTATCAGCAACCCATTTACCATCTTTATTTTGAGTTCTTCTTTGTTGTACTTCTATGTACCCTAAATCTTTTAAAGGGTTAAAATATTTATAATATCTTGTTTTAGAGATTTTTAAATCATATAGAATAGTTTCTAATTTTGGAAATGATGTTTCTCCAGCTCCACAGTAAGAGCTAAAGTACATGTAGATAGCTTTACTTTCTATGTCTAAACGTTGATCCTTCATTACTAATTTTGGAGCAAATCCAAAACCTTTACTGTTTATACCTTCCATTACAACTTTAATTTCAGTCATTTTCTCAATATCCTCCCAATTATAAAAAGCCCTGATATTTTTTATATCAAGGCTTTAGAGGACTAATTTAACTACATAAAATTAATATTATGTAGTTGAAATATTAACGTATATATGCTAATATAATTACATAAATTAAATATGTAAAAAACAAGTCTACTTAAAAACTACTTGATATCGTACACATATCATTTAGTGCTTCAATCAAGTTCGCCAAAACTTGATTAAGCAGTAGGCTTTTTTTATGTTTAATTTTAAGTTAATGATAAATCTATTTACTTATTTTGTCAAACGAAATTTAATTTTATCGATTGAATAGCTATTATAAAAAACTATGACTAGAGCAAATCTCTAGTCATAGCTTTTTATACAAAAATTCAGAACATCTGTTTGACTTTGTGTTAAATATATGTTAATATTTTCCTATAATTACACCGAACGGATGTTTGGTAAAAATACAGGAAATGTGTATTTTCAATATGTATAGTATTAGGAGATGTTAATTTCGAAATGATAAATTTAAGTCATAATCAAACTAAAATTTTAGAATCAATAAAGTGTAAAATCAAATCAAAAGGATATCCTCCATCTGTTCGGGAAATTTGTGGAATTACAGGCATTAAATCTACATCTACTGTTCACTTTCACATGAACAAACTTGAAGAATTTGGATTGATAAAAAGAGATCCTACTAAACCTCGAGCGATAGAAATTATAGAAAATGAAAATAAAAACATACTTGGATTGAATCAAGAGATTATCGAACTGCCTGTAATAGAAATAAAATTTAAACCAGAATTAAAAGAAATTATAACGGAAACTATAAAATTACCAGCAAATTTTATTTTAGGTAGAGATAATTTTGTTTTTAAGGTTAAAGATGATAATTTGATTGATATCGGAGTATTAAAAGATGATTTAGTAATTATTGATAAAACAAATAAAATTGAAAATGGTAAAATAGTTCTAGCAATAGTAAGAGAAAGTGAAACTATACTTGCTAGATATTACAAAATAAAAAATAAAATTGAGTTGAGGCCTGAAAATAGTTTTTATGATTCCTTAGTCCTAAATTTAGAAGATATAAAGTTGATAGGACAAATTAAAGGCAATATGAGAGTTATTAATTAATCATTAAGTAAAATTTAACTAATTGTTCAGGAGCGTAAAATAATGAATGGGAAAAATAATATAGAATTAATGGAGATAAAAATTGAGCTAAAACAGATGATAGACACTTTAGATGATAAAAAATTTATAAATAATTTGATAAATATAGTTAAATATTTTTTAGATAGGAAAAAATAAAAAAGACATGTAAATTACATGCCTTTTTTAAGTTCTTCTGTAAATTTTTTTACAACAAGCCAATCTTCATCATTCAGTTTCAACATAGCTCTAATTATATTTTTTTTGAAAGAATCATCATCTGCATATAATCTACCAACAAGCATATCAAATTCTTCTTCTGGAGATAAGTTTAAAAATACCTCTCCCTCTCCAGTTTTTAACCAACCTTCATTGACATTAAATTTTTCGCAAATAGCATCTATGTTTCTTTGAGTTAACTGAACTATACCAGATTCAATATTTCCGACATTAGATCTACTTAATTTTATAGAGTCGGCAAATTCTTGTTGTGTTAATCTTAAGTGTTTTGTCCTTAAATCTCTCAATCTTTCTTTCAAGAAAATCACCTCATACATAAATATACACTATATGCTTGTAAAAAGCAATAAAAAACATAAAAAGACATTAGATGACAAAAAAAGCTTGATTTTGCTTTTAAAAAGAGTTAAAATGACATTAACAAACAAAAAGGAGAGTGTTTATATGTCATTAGAAGAAAAAGAAAGAATATTAAAAGACATTTTTAATAATTTAGAGTTTGTTAATGAAAAAGATAAAAGTTCAGTTATTGCATATATAAGTGCAACTATAGATACAAGAGAGAGAATAGATATAGAAAATAGAAGATGCAAAAGGTCGTAATTAAAAATAAAGGCTTATAGATAATAGGGTTTTGATTTTAAAATATGTTCTATGTGTAACTAACATAGAAGCTATAAGCCTAAAAGATTTTTAAGTGAAAAATATAGGATTAAAAAAGTGTGTGATTTTCATAAAAACACACTAAACAAAAATATAATCAAAGTCTGATTTTTCAAAAGTCCTAGGGGCTTTTATCGGACTTGTAATAAGTATTAACGTTTGAAGAAAAAGTTAATAAAAAATAGCAATAGTTATGGTGATTAAATGAGTAGTAAGAGAACTAAAAAAAGACATAGATATACAGGGATAGATTATGAAGTATTACAGAAAAAGATAGATGAAGAAGATCTTACTGTAAGTGAGATAGAAAAATTAATAGATGTTACAAATAGTATTTATGAAACTAAAACTATAACAAGTGGACCTATACGAGAGGTAGAGATATATCCTAGTTTCTTAAAAAGAGATATACCCGACGAGTTTCGAGTCAAAAACACAAAGCAAGCTCAAAAGAACTTAAATAATAAAAATGCTGAAAAATACTTTATTAGAAAAGCAAATACTAACTTTGGAAAAGGTGATTATTATGCAAGTTTAGGATATTTGGAAAAGTACAGGCCTAAAAGCTTTGAAGAAGCTAAAAAGCATATGAGAAAGTATATAGCTAGACTTAATTATCTATATCATAAGCAACAGATAGCTCGGGGTATTTCAAAGAAAAAATGTAAAAACATAAAGTACATGTATGTAACTGAAATCTCACAAGAAGGAAAAGGCAAGTGTCATCATCATATTTTAATTAATTCTGTTTTAAGTATGGAAGTTATAGAAAGTGAATGGAAGTTTGGAAGAAGAAACAATATTAGAATCGTCTATCCAGACGAACTACATATAACAGGATTAGCTAAATATCTATCTAAAGACCCAGGAGGAAAAAAACGCTGGGGATGCAGTAAAGGATTAAAAGAGCCTGTTATAACAAGAAGTTTATCTAAATTCTCAAGGAAAAAGATAAATGAAATGTCAAATAACTATAACTTAATAGAATATGAAATGCAGAGAATTAACAAAGGATATAAATTTATAGATGCAAAAGTTGTAAAAAATGAGTTTAATGGCAAATGGTACATAAGTGCAAGGCTCAGAAATATAAAAGACTGTTGAGGTGAAATATGAAAAAAGTAATAGAAGAATTAGAACAAAGCAAAGTTCAAATTTTAAAATTAATATCTAAAAAGCCTAAAGATAATGAAGCTAAAAAGTTACTTGAAGTAGTAGAGAAAACTATTGGATGGTTAGAAAAGGAAAATAAAAAGTTTGAAAAAAATATAGAAGCTTATGGATCTATTGAAGTTCAAATAGAAAATTATAGTTTTATAAAAGATGAAAGAATTAAAAAAGGTATATCAGTTTATAAAGTCGATTTAGACGGATTATATGAGTACATAGACTTAATAAAAGTATGTAAAAAGCATCTTAACTCTATAAACAATATAGAAGGCCTTAAAGAACTTGCTATTGAGTGGTATATGGAGAATACACAAAATGAAAAAGGTGGTGTTAAAAAATGAAAATTAAAACTGTAATAGAAAATAAATCATTGGAAAAAGAAGAGTTAATAAATGAAGAAGAAGAAAAAACAGCTCTTAATATATTAAAGGAGTTAGAAGGTCATTTAATAATTAGAGCTGATAAAATTTTGAACTTTTGTATTAAATCACTTAAGTATAAAAAGTATTAATAAGTATAAACCTTAGAATTTAGAACTTGATTTAAAGATTCTTCTGAACGTTTAGCGTCTTGATCCTTAAGAACATTATAAATTTTGTCATGAGTTTCTTGATAAAACTTAAGTAAATCTTCAGGAGAATTAGTTTTGAAATCAAAGTTTTCAAAAGTATATTTTATAGCAAGTTCATGAGCTAATGTATTTTTATCCATTATAACACCTTCTTTCTTAAATAAATTGGAATAAAATTCCTAAATAATATTATAACAGAAATAAATTTATTAAACTCATTATAAAAATAGGGGTGAAATTTGTATGAACGAAGAGATCCAACTTTTAGATAAAAGTGAAATAGTAACAATGACAAGCTTAGAATTGGTTGATTTGATAAATAAGTTTAGAGAAGAGGAAGGAAATACAACTCTTAAAAAACATGATGATATGTTAAAGAGTATAAGAAAAGAAATTGAAGTACTTAAAAATACAGGAATAAAAGATGTCGGAAATTTTTCCGAGATCTCATATAAAGATAGTTATAACAGAAGTAAACCATGCTACAAAATGAATAAATCAGGAATAATGCAGATGTTAAATAAAGAAAGTGCATTAGTTAGATATAAAACTCAACAGTATATAGAAGGATTAGAAAATAGATTAAAACAACCTTCCAAAATATTAAGCCCTATGCAGCTATTAAAATTACAGTATAAAGCACTAGAAGAGCAGGACCAAAAAATAGAGGAAGTTAAAGAAGATTTAAAAGACTTTAAAGAGGACCTACCACTTTTTACAGTTGAATGTGAAGAAATATCAAAAGCAGTTAAAAGAATAGGAACTAAAATGCTAGGTGGATATGGAAGCGAAGTTTATAAAAATAAATCTGTAAGAACAAAAGTTTATAGTGATATATATAGACAGTTAAAAAGAGAATTTGGAGTTAATAGCTACAAGGCAATAAAAAGGAAATATTTAAATGAAGCTCTAGATATAGTTGAGAAATACAACCTAACAATAGCATTAAAAGAGCAAATAGATATGCTACGTAGCCAGATAACATTTAATTAAGGGGGATTTAAAATGATAATACATAAGTACACAACACACATACTAGATAAACAGTCAGACGTACCACTTTTAAATGACTATGAAGGGAAAATAAGTTTACAAGTAGATAAGTTTTTACAAAGAACTATAAAGAAAGTTTTAAAAGAAGATTCACTAAGAAAAGCAAAGTTTTTAGATTGTAAAGATAATGAAATAAAGAAAATAACAGATGAAATTTTATATAATGAAAAAACATTTTTAGAAAACTCAAAAGAAATAGCAGCATATTTATTTGACATAATGAAGGAAACAGAACAGATAGAATCTTGTGACTTAATAATTAGCTTAATAACAATAAAAGATGAAAAGATCATAGCAATTATTAAAGTTGATTATAAGAAAATCTATAATCATAAAATAGATTTTAAAGATGATAAGTTTGATATTCAAATGATAGAAAATGAAATAGGAATATCAGAAACATTTAGAGCAAAGCAGTGTGCATTAATAGGTGTAAATGGCTTAAATGATGAATATGACTTGAGAGTTATAGATATAGAAGCTGAGAAGGAAAATGTAAAGTCACTATTTATAGAAGAATTTATAAAAGCAAAAAACATAATAGATGATACATACAAGACAATGAAATTTATTAGTATAACAAGTTCTTGGATAAATAGTTATTTTAATAACTTAGCCAGTAGGGTTGAGAACTTCAATTTCTTGTCATATATAATGCTTAATACATCATCTATAGATATAGAAGATTTTAGCGAGAAACTTTTAGGAAATGATAAAGAAGCAAAAGAAAGTTTTATTGAACAATTAGAATCTAAAGATATAACTAATTTCAATATAGATAAAAAAATAGCTGAGAAAAGATTTAAAAATATTAACTTAAAAGGGATATTTAAATTTAAATGTGGATTAGAAGAATTTAATAATCCGCATGTATTAAAGATTGTTGAAGATGGAGATAAGTACAATTTAGTAATAAAAAATGTTGGAGCTTTATTTGTAGAAAGTGGGAGATAACAACAATGAGTATAACAGAAAGTGTAATAGAATTCATAGAAATGGTTAATAGGATATGCCAAGAGCAAGGCTTAGATATAAAAGAGATTATAGATAAAAAAGATGAGTTTTATGAAGTATTTAAGGAAGCAGGAAGAAGATTTGATGATATTAATAAGCAGATAGATGATTCTTGTTCTTGTAAAAAATGTAAAAAACATGAAACTAACATAAAAGATGTAGAAGTACTTTGTAATAGAAAGAAAGCAGACTGGGAAGGAAAAGGAAACTTAATTAAAGATGGAGTTGTTATAGGTTTAGAAATGGCACTAACAATGTTGAAATAAGTTTATAGGAGAGATGCAGATCATGAAGAAGCTAAAGAAATTAACAAGAAGACAAAAGAACATATTAGCAAGCAATGGATTTGATTTTATGCAATATTTACTAGAAAGACAGGATTATAACAGTTTTACATTTGTACATAGAGAAACAAAAGAAACATTGAAACTTAATTTTAAATAATAAATAAGGGGTGAGATAAGTGTTTGTTGTAAGTAAATATAGACACGAAACTATTTTAAAGGAAAAAGAAGAAAAACATAAGCAACAATTAAAACATAAAGAAGAGCAGTGTAGACACTTTTTAATAAGCAAAGATAATAGAATATCAGAATTAGAAATGGAAAGAGACAAATTAAAAAGTGAATTAGAATTAAAATCTAATAATGAAAAAGTAATACAGGAGCTAAAAAGTAAGCTTGAAGAAGTTAATAGAAAAAATGAAAAATTAGAAAAGATAAATAAAGATTTACAGTCTAAAGTAAATGTAAGTATTATAGCAAAACAACAACTAAAGGCACTATGTGTATGTAAATTAGATAAGAAAAACTTTATGTATTCATTTGATTTAACACCAGTTAATTTAAGTGTTTCTGGTAGAAAAGTTTATGATATAGCACAGTTGTTAGGATAGTGAAGAAATGAAAGACTTATATATTTTTTTAATTTATTTAATTTTTATATTTGGAGGCTTAGAAATTTTAGTACAAATAGCCGCTAAAAAGGGGGAGTAGGATTTGAATATATTAGGAGCTAGAGAAAAGAAATGTCCTATTTGTGATGGTGTAGTGTATAAATTAAAAACCAAATTAGGAATATTTTATCAATGTTCTAACTGCGGATGTATGCATAAATAAAAGGGAGATGAAACAAATGAGAATAAATGTTATAGCTTGTCCTACATGCGGACAAGCAGACTGTTTAGAGAAAGACGAAGAATTTGAATATAACGTAACTTTTGAATGTGAGTGCGGAGAAGAGTTTACTTTAGCAGAAGCTAAAATAATTGAACTAGAAAGAAAGTAAATTATAAGGAGCTGAGTTAAATGTATACAGAAATGTAAATATTGTGGTAAAGAGTTTAAGACAACTCAACCAACTACTAAGTATTGTGGTAAATATCATGCTGGTAAAGCTAGAACGGAAAGAAACGAAGCTAAAAAGAATAAAATAATTAATTAAGGAGGAAAACAAAATGGCAGGATTTATAGCAAAACAACCAAATGGATTATATTGCAGGTTTAGCACCATTGTAGACGCTCCTACACATTATAATATGACTTTTGAGGATTATGTAAATTTAATAAAAGAAAGAGGATATAATCACGAAGCAGCAGTTAAGGAAGCTAAAGAAGTTATTGAATATCATTTAAAACCATTTGAAGAAGTTATAGAAAGATTTGTACCTAACAATATGTCAGAAGAAGCTTTTAAAGAATGGCTAAAGCTAGTTGGATATAAGGATAAAATATAATTTTTATTTAAGTAGGAGGTAAAAATGAAATATTTAATAGAGATTGATAGTTTACAAAATCTAAGTGGTTCTATTAAAGATTATTTAGAACTTATGGTTGAAACGAAATTCCTTGATGGTGAAATAGATTACTATCCAGATATAGAAGTTAAAACAATTGAAGAAGATTAAATAAAATAATTCATTTATATAAAATATAATTTTATTGGAGGTAGGTAAATATGAAAATAGAAAAGGCTTATGATGTGTGTTGTTATGAGTGTGGCGAAGATTTTGAACAAATAAATATAATAGAGTCAAATGTAGAAGACATGTATTTGTGTGATGATTGTTTGAAAGAATTAAATACAAAAATAAATGAATATTTAAAATATAAATAAAATAATTCATTTATATAAAATATAATTTTTATTTAAGGAGTACGTTATGAAAGAAACAAAACATGATTACCAAAGATGTTTAGTAGGAAACTATTATGATAGAAAAATGACAGGAACTTTTAAATCATGGGAAGAATTCAAAAATGAACATTTAGGATTTTGTGAAGAAGGATTTGACGATACATACCATTTTGTATTTAGATACGATATTCATAAACAAAAGGATAATAATTATAAATTAGAGATATGTATGATGTTGCAAAGAAAAGGCATATACACACATTTATATATAGAAAACATAAATCAAGAACAACTAGATATAGAAGTAAAAGAATGGCTTAGAGGTAGATATAAATACATGTCTAAGTTATGGGAAGAGATAATACAATAAAATAATTCATTTAATGAGCATGTAGGAGGTTATAGCAATGAAAATAAGTAATGAAAAGAGAAAAAAACTTTATAACTTAATAAACATATTAGAAATTAGACCTAAGTACGAGTATTGTTATATAAATGATTGCATGGAATCTAAAGATAGAAAAGGATTAGGAGTTAAATTTGATTTATGCATGTTTAAAAATTTAAATATATATATACCAAATATGAGTTTAATTGATGAACATTTAATAAAAGATTATATAATAGAAAACTTAGAATCAATAATAATATAAAGAATTTAAATAAAAATTAAGAGTAATTAAAACAATATATTACCCAGTAGATATAAAATTCTTTTAGATAAGGTTAGATAAAAATGAATTTAGAAACAGTAAAGGTTAGATTTACTATGAAAAAGGTTTATATAGAATGTAGAGAATGTAATACATATTTTGAGTCAGAAAAGAAGAATCAAAATTGCATATGTCCTATATGTAATCATAAAGAAGAATTAATTGTAATACATAGAGAAGGAAGTAATAAAAATGAAAAGAAGTGAAGCTAGTGAACAAATACTAGTAATGCAATGGTGTGAGTTAAATGAGTGTATTTATCCAGAACTAGAACTGATGCATCACATACCTAATGGAGGTAAAAGAGATAAGGCAGAAGCTAGCAGATTAAAAAAGCAAGGTGTGAAATCAGGAGTGCCTGATTTACATTTACCAGTACCAAGGGGCGAATATTGTGGCTTATATATAGAAATGAAATGGAATGGAAATAAGCCTACCCCTAAACAAAGAATGTGGATTAAAAAATTAAGAGAACAAAGGCACTGTGTTGTTGTTTGTGATGGATTTGAAGAAGCTAAAGAAACAATAATAAAGTATATGTCAATTGTATAGAGGTGGAAGTATGAGCAATAAGGAAGTAAAAGAATTAGCTAAAGAAGTCATAAAAGAATTAACTAAGCAACAAAAGGATAAAAGATTACATAATACAAGATTACTTATGAAAAATTATATTGCTTTAAAAAACCATATAGAAAATGTAAATGAAGATATAGAAGAGTTTGAAATAGAAGTTGAAATGGGTTCTAAAGATAATATATGGATAATGAGCATAGCAAGAAGTAAAATAAGAACAGCAAAGATGGTAGCATATGTTGAAAGTGCTATGGATATAGTTAAAGAAAAATTTGAAAATAATTTAGAATCAGAGAAATTTAGAGCATTTGAAATGCATTATATAGATAAAAAAACAAATGAAGAAATACAAGAAGAATTAAATTGTGGTAAAAATTCTCCTAAAAGATGGTCAGATTTGATAATAGAAGAACTAAATATTTTACTATGGGGAATAGATGCGTTAGGGATTTAAGAGGGGAAAGAAGGTGTTTTAATAGGGATTATAAAATAGTAAAATGATAGTGTGGAAAAATTGTAAGTACCACAACCACATAATACCTATTGCTATAAGGCTAGATTAATCCCAGCTCTAGCCTTAAAATGAGGATATAGTTTAATGGTAAAATAGCTAACTTTCATTTAGCAGATAGAAGGTTCGAAACCTTTAATCCTCACCAATTACTTTACGGCTCTTAAGAGCACTCTATAGCGGTATAGAGTATAAACTAAATAGTACGTTCTCGTAGAAGGCTAGATTAATTTCTAGCCTTTTTAATTTATAAAAGGAGATTTACATATGGAAAAAGTAAATGAGATAGATAAAGAAGATTTACTTTTATTAAAAGCAAAATACACACTTTCAAATGAAGAACTAGAAAAGGCAGAAGAAAAATTATCTAATAAAATATGTAAAAAAGTAGTAATCATTCCAAATATATTTGATATTGTAAGCGAGAGCAACAATAAGAAACGTTGTGTTATTGAAGCTAAAATAGATACAGAAGCAATTGATAAACATGTAATCAAAGCTATACAGAAGCTTAAAGAGGACTTAAGGAAGAAGGATATAAATGCTTAAAAAAATTTGTAGATGCGGTAAACAAATTCCTCAAACCTTGAAAATGTGTTCTGAATGTGAAGCTAAACTTACTAAGAGTAAGAGGAAAGGATATAAAGATTATAAAAGTAAAAGGACAGATATTAAAGAACAAAAGTTTTATGACAATGGTAATAAAGATTGGACACTTACAAAACAAGCTGTTAAAAATCGAGACGAAGGTAGATGCTTATTATGCGATTTTAAAGGTGATGATGGATATGTGGATGAGGTTCATCACATTATAGAACTAAAAGAAGATTGGTCAAGAAGATTTGATATGAGTAATCTAATTTGTTTATGTAAAAGATGTCATTTCTATGTTCATAAGAAGTATAGAAAAGATAGTAAAAGTAAAAAAGAAATGCAAGATAAACTTAGAGAATTAATAAAGAGAGATGATTATTAATGATAGGTAAAAAAAGGATAGATAGATTAATTAGATATTGTGAAAGTGAAAATATAAATTGTATTTATGTTCTTTCAAATAGTGAAAAGATTTCTAAAATATTAATTGATAAATTAAAAGAATATATAGATGAAAAGTTTATTAATGCAAACACAATTAAATACTGTGATGGATTAAGTGATGAGTGCATAGTACTTAGTGATAGATGGTACATGAGTAATAAAAATAAAGAAAAAGGATTTAGTTTAATAAGTGGTTCTTCTAAGATATTTGAAATTGGATTAGATGATTTTTAATAAATGGTAGGGGGGTAGTCAAAAAGTTTTTGGCTTTTGACGTAAGTCCATGGTTGCAGTTTTTTTCCGCGGAAACTCCCTAAATGAAATTTTTTTGGACAGGGCAGAGATAGCTATGATTTAGAATTTATCTAAATTATAGCTATTTTAAATTTTGTAAAAATTAAACAAAAAATAAGGAGGTGATAATATGGCTAGACCTAGGCAACCTGTTTCTCTACTTCAAGCTAAAGGCAAAAAACATTTAACAAAAGCTGAAATAGAAGAAAGAAAATCTCAAGAACTAAAAGTTAATTCAGATAATGTTAAAGCTCCTGTTTTTCTTAATGAAAGTTTAGTTGATGAATTTAATAAGTTTGTACAAGAAATGAATAGATTTGAAATTTTAGATAACACAGACTCGGATGCAGTAGGAAGATATACTTACTACAAAAATGAATTTGCTAGAATTGCTAAAAAGCTTTCTAAAACAGGTCCAGATAATAAAAAATATGATGATTATTTAAAAAAGCTAAGTAATATAAGTAAAGAAATAAATATTTTAGAAGTAAGATTTGGTATTACACCTGGGAATAGATGCAAATTAGTTATCCCTACTCAAAAAGAAGATAAACCTCCAAATAAATTTTCTAAATTTATGAAATAAGGGGGTGGTTGTATGTGAAGATAGACAGGGTTACTAGATATGCTTTAGATGTAGTTGAAGGAAGAGAAATAGCTGGTAAAAATGTTATTTTAGCCTGTAAAAGACACCTAGAGGATTTAGAAAAGTCAAAATTAGCACCTTATATTTATGAATTTGATGAAGATTTAGCATTAGAATCAATAGAATTCTTTGAAAGTCTAAGGTTTACAGATGGAGAAATAGCTGGGCAAGAGGTTGAGTTATTTGGATTTCAAGATTTTATAATAGGATCATTGTTTGGTTGGGTTTCAAAAGAAACTGGATATAGAAGATTTAGAAAAAGTTATGTACAACTTGCTAGAAAGAATGCGAAATCTCTTTTAAATAGTGGTTTAGCTATTAAATTATCAGCTTTTGATAACTATCCAAATGCTCAAGTTTATTGTACTGCCACAAAAATGAAACAAGCTAGGATAGTTTGGGAGCAAGCCAGTAAATTTATAAATGCAGAATCAGATTTAAAAGAATTATTTAAGATAAAAGATCATGATGCAATTATAGAATCTCTATATAGTGGCGGTAAAATAATGGCACTAGGAAGAGATACAGGAACTATAGACGGTTTTGACCCTCATGGTGGTATTATTGATGAATTTCACAGCCATAGAACTAATCAAATGGTTAAACTCCTTGAAGATGGTTCTGTTAACCAAGCTGAATCTTTAATTAGTATTATAACTACCGCAGGATTTAATTTAAATGGACCATGTTATAAAGAATGGGAATACTGCAAAAGTGTTTTAGAAGGAATAGTAAGCAATGATGAATACTTTATATACATAGCACAAATGGATGAAGATGATGATATTTGGAATCCAGAAAACTGGTGTAAGGCTAATCCATTAGTTGCAAAGTTACCTAAAGGATTAGAAAATTTAAAGAGATTTGCAAAAGAAGCAATGCAAAAAGGTGGAGAAGATCTAAGAAACTTCCTAACTAAATCTTTAAATATATGGTATGAGTTTTCAGATGACCAATACATCGGGCCAGAAAAATTTAAAGCTTGTGAATCTAAAAAGACATTAGAAGATTTTAGAGGACAAAAATGTTATGTAGGACTAGACTTAAGTTCTGGAGGAGACTTAACTTCATTAGCTTTAATATTTGTATATTACGTTGAAGGAGTTAAAAAGTATTTTATACATTCACACTCATTTATTCCTAAAAATAGAGTTAAGGAACATATAAAAAGTGATAATGTACCTTATGATGTTTGGATAAAAGCTAAATTATTGACAGTTACAGAAACTCTTGGAGGAATAAAAACAGATTATAAATATATAATTGCATATTTAAAGTCTTTAATTGAAGAATATGATTTGAAAATTGAGCAGTTAGGCTACGATCCACATAATGCAGATACATTTTTAAGTGATTTAGAAGAATTAGGATGCGATTGTATAGAAATATATCAATCACCTAAATGGCTAAATGATGCTACAGAAGATTTTAGATTAGAAGTAGAGGCTGGAAATGTTGAATACAACAAAGAAAATGAATTACTTTCTTGGTCAGTTGTAAATGCTAAAACAGTTTCTAATTCAAGTGGAGAAATTAAGATAGATAAAGATAGAAGAAACAAAAGAATAGATCCAGTAGACTCCGTTATAGATGCATATAAACTAGCATTTAAAGAAGAAAGATTGTCTGATATTAATGAAACAGTTGATAGATACTTTGACATCATGGGATGGAATTAGAAGGGAGGTGCAAAAATGAACCTTATAAAAAATTTAAAGAATTTGATATTACCTAAACCGCAAACTGTTGATATGAAAAATGAAAAATTACTAGAGTGGCTAGGTATAACAACTAGAAATAAAAGTATTTTAAGTGAAGTTACTTATTTTACTTGCTTAAAAATGTTATCTGAGACATTAGGTAAAATGCCTATTAAAATGTATCAAGAAACGGAAAAAGGTGTAATAAGAGCAGCACCAAATAAAGCATATAATTTATTAAAGGTTAGGCCTAACCCTTATATGACACCCTCGATATTTTGGGCAACTGTAGAAAATAATAGAAATCACTTTGGAAATGCCTATGTTTATATAAGAAAAGAATTTAAGCGTGAAAAATATGGAGCTACATATGAAATAAAAGATTTATGGATTATGCCAAGTAGTGATGTACAAGTTATTATAGATGATGCAGGTATATTAGGTATTAAAGATGCAATTTGGTATGTATATACAGATAAATATACTGGAGAACAATTTGTATTTAAAAATGAAGAAGTACTACACTTTAAAACCTCATTTACATTTGATGGTATATTAGGAGAGCCAGTTAGTAAAATTTTAAAATATACCCTTGAGGGTGGAGTTGAAAGTCAAAATTTCATTAATAACCTTTATAAAACAGGACTTACTGCAAAGGCTACACTAGAATATACAGGAGATTTAGATAAATCAAAAGAAGATAAATTAATAGAAGGTATTTCAAGGTTTGCTAATGGATCTCAAAATGCAGGTAAAATAATTCCTATTCCTCTTGGTATGAAAATAACACCTTTAAATATAAAGCTAACAGATAGCCAATTTTATGAATTAAAGAAATTTTCATCACTTCAAATAGCTGGAGCTTTTGGAATAAAGCCAAACCAAATAAATAACTATGAAAAATCTAGTTATTCAAGTGGAGAAATGCAACAACTTAGTTTTTATGTAGATACAGAGCAATTTATATTAAAACAATATGAAGAGGAAATTTGCTACAAATTATTAAGTGATGAAGAGAAAAATGAAAATAAATATTATAAATTCAATGAAAAAGCTATTTTACGAACAGATGCAAAGACACAGGCAGAGTGCTTAACATCCTTTGTAAATAATGCTATATATACTCCAAATGATGCTAGAGCAATTTTAGATATGCCAGCAAAAGAAGGTGGAGATATATTAGTTTGTAATGGTAACTATATACCTATAACAAAAGTAGGAAAGCAATATGGGGAAGGAGGCGAAAACAGTGAGTAAAATATTAAATTTACAAAATAAAGATACCGAAACTGGAGAATTAAAAAATGTTGGTAAGATAGAAATAAAAAATCAAACAGAAGAAAAAGCAGAACTTTATTTCTATGGCGATATAGTTTCAGACAGTTGGAGTAGTTGGTGGGCAGATGAAGATAAATGCCCTCAAGATGTAAGTGACTTCCTGAAAGAACTAGAGAATTCACAAAATGTTGATATATATATAAACTCTGGCGGTGGATCTGTATTTGGTGGAATAGCAATTTATAGTATGTTAAAAAGACATAAAGGTAAAAAGACTGTTCATGTTGATGGATTAGCAGCAAGTATAGCTAGTGTAATAGCACTTGCAGGAGATAAAGTTATAATACCTAAATATGCTAACTTTATGATTCATAACCCTTTAACATTTTTATTTGGAGGATATAATGCTAAAGATTTAAATGAGATTGTGGGAGCTTTAGAAAGTTGTAAGGAAAGTATATTAAATATATATATGGACCATGCAAAAGAAGGAGTAACAAGAGAAGAAATTTCAGAGCTTATGAATCAAGAAACATGGTTTACTGGTGAAAAAGCTGCAGAATACTTTAACATTGATGTAGAAGAAGAATTTGAAGCAGTTGCATGTTCATCTAACTTTTTTGATAAATATAAAAATATGCCAAAAGATTTATTTAAAAATAAAGTTAAAGATAATGAAAATAAAGAAATAGATATAGATGAAATTGTAAATAGAGTAGTTTCAAAATTACAGAATAAAAAAGAAGATGATAAAAAAGTAGAAAATACAATTGAAAAAGAAAAGGAAAATTTATTAAATGATTTAGATTTATACTAAATCTTTTTTTATTGCCAAAATCCAAAAATATATAGAAAAGTGAGGAATAAAAATGTCAAAAGAATTATTAGAATTAATGAATAAGATAAAAGCTCAAAAAGAATTAGTAAAGAATTTAGTTAATGAAAATAAAATAGATGAAGCTAAAGCAGCTAAAGATGAATTAAAAAATTTAAGTGATAAGTTTGATGTTCTTTATGATTTAGAAGCTGAAGCAGATGAGGCTGCTAAAGAAAATATAAAAAATAAAGCTAAAAAAACAGAAATATCAAATTCTAAAAAAGAATCAAATGCTTTTGTAAATGCTATAAAGGCCAGATTAACAGAAAGCAATATAAGTGATGAAGATAAAACTATATTAAATCAAATGAGCGAAGGAAGTCCTGCTGATGGAGGATTAACTGTTCCTAAAGATATGAGAACAGAAATAAAAGAACTTAGAAGAGGTGAAGATTCATTAGAAGACTTAGTAAATGTTGAGCCAGTAACAACTTTAAGCGGATCTAGAGTTATAGAAGTAAGTGCAGAAGAAACTCCATTTGACAATATAGATGAAGCAGCAGATTTTCCAGATGTAGAAACACCTAAATTTAAAAATATAGAATATAAAGTTAAGAAAAAAGGTGGAACGTTAAAAGTAACTAGGGAGTTAATTCAAGACTCATCAGAAAATATAAAAGCATATTTAAAAAGATGGATTGCTAAAAAATCTAAGGTTACAAGAAACTTTTTAATATTAAAGAAAGCTGATGAAATGACAAAGGGAAAAGAAAAAGATGTTGCTACTTTAGATGATTTAAAAGATATATTTAATGTATCTCTTGATCCAGCTATAGCTTTAACTTCCAAAGTTATAACTAATCAAGATGGATATAATTTTCTTGATAAATTAAAAGATTCAGATGGAAAGTATATACTTCAACCAGACCCAACACAACCAACAAGAAAACTATTATTTGGGACTTACCCAATTAGAAAACTTTCTAATAAAACATTAAAAACAACTGAAAATAAAGCTCCTATATATTGTGGAGATTTTAAAGAAGCTATAACTTTATTTGATAGAGAAACTCTTTCTGTAGAAATGAATACTCAAGGAGATTCTTATTGGAATAAAGATTTAGCAGGAATAAAAGTAAGAGAAAGATTAGATATAAATGATGTAGATTCAGAAGCTATAGTAAAAGGAGTTATAACTATAACATCAGGAAAAGCTAAATAAGTAAAAAATATATTTTAGACTAATAATACGTTGAAATTACAAGGTATTATTAGTCTATTAAAGTTTTTGAAACACTTTAGAATCGATTTAAATAGGTCGTTTTTTTTAGCTATTTTTTAAGAAATGAGGGATTAAATGATTCTAACTTTAGAAGAAACTAAAAAGTTCTTAAAAGTAGATTTTGACGATGATGATGAAGAAATTCAAGACTGTATAGAAGCAGCTGAGGAATATCTCAAAGATGCTACTGGAAAAGAATTTACTAGTGAAAATAAAAGAGCTAAAAGATATTGTAAAATATTAGTCAATGAATGGTACAAAGATAAAGGATTAATGGAAGAAGAAAAAAGGAAAAAAAGAGTGAGATTTTCACTACAAACTATTATAACTCAGTTAAAGTATGGTGATTAAATGGCTGAATGTAGATTAACAGAAAGAATAAAAATAGAAAAATTATCAGATTCAAATGAAACTAATGAAAATGGATTTGATGAAGAAGTATGGAAGGAACATTATAAATGTTGGAGTGGCTATAAAAGAGTGTCTGGAAAAGAATATATAGCTGCTAAAGCAAATAATAGTGAAAATATAGTTACATTTACAGTTAGATACTGTAAAAAAGTAAAAGAGTTATTAGATCCAGGAGCAAGTAAAATATTTAGAATAGAATATAAAGGTTTTTATTATGATATTTTAGATGTTTTGGACTTTGAAAATAGACATGAATTTGTAGACATTAAAGCTAAAATAAATTGTTAGATTTCCAAATAATTCCTTTTAAGTTATAATGTAGCTTGGAGGTGTTATAACATGAAAAAAACATTAATTTTAATGTTATCATTAATTTCAATATTTATTTTAGTGGGTTGTAATAAAAAATTAACTACAGATGGTGAAAAAGTTACATCAGAAGATTTAGTAAAGTCTATTAAAGAAGTGCATAAAGAATCTAATATTTATTATGTAAAAGACAAAGAAAGATTATCTATTGAACTTACATATAAAAATACTAATGCTGAGGAAATATATAATCAATTTAAAGATGATGCTAAAAAAATAATAAATGACAAATTATTATTAGAATATAAGCAAATACAAGAAGTAGATTTAACTCCTTTAGTAGATAAGCAAACTTTAGGTTGTAGTGATTTATTTAAGTTAGAGAATAATAAATTTATTTTAGATAAAGATCATAATATAAATATTAAAAATATAGATAGCATCAAAACAGGACTTGATATTATAAATGGTAAAGTTGATACAAATATTAATATTCCAGAAGATACAACAAATACTAAAGATAACACTAATGATGTTTCTGTTTCTGTTCCTCAAAGTGGAGAATTTAAGCCAGAGACATTAATAAATGACCTTGATATAGGAAATACAGGGCTAGATCATTCTACTTTTGAAGTTAAAGATAATGGAGACAAAAAAGTAATATCAGTTGATTTACTTTATAAAAAAGATGCTTTAGTTAAAGGAATAGTTACAAAGATACAATTTTTACTAGAAAGAGCATTTAAAGATAGTGGATATGATATAGATTTATGTATATCTCAAAAACATCCAATTGATTTATATAGATGTAAATATGCAGATGGTTCTTGGAGTGAATAAAATAAAAGGTATAGGCTTAAAGCTTATGCCTTTTTTATTTGGAGGTGTATATGGCAAGTACTATAGAACTTGAAGGATATGAAGAGTTTGAGGAATATGTGAAAAATATGGCTTTAGATACAGTTATAAAAAGGCAAGCAGTAAGGTCAGGTATAAAAGTAATTGGAAAAGGATTAGAAAATGATACTCCAAAAGGACCAACAGGAGAGCTTGCTGAGATTAAAGTATCTGTTAAAGAAAATGCTTTAGCAACAGAAGGAACTGCAAAAAGTAAAGCCTTCTATGATATATTTCAAGAATATGGGACAAGTGAACAAAAGGCTCATGTAGGATACTTTGAAAGAAGTGTTGAAGAAAATACTGAGGAAGCTATTTCAAAAGTAGCTCAAACGATATTTAGAAAGATGGGGTGATATTTTGGAAAGTAATATAAAAATAGATGCCTCGATTGTAAAAAAGAAATTAAAAGAAGTTTTAAACGATAAAGATATATTAGATTTAACAAGTGATAAAAAAGTATATTTTATTCATGCTAATAATCCTAAACCTCCATATATAGAGTATCAAGTTATTAGATCTAGAGGAAGTGAATATAGTGAAGGTAAAATAGACTATTTAAATCACTTAGTTCAAATTGATATTTTTAGTTTAGGAGATTATACAAACTTAGAAACAATTATAATTAATAAATTTATCAAATCTGGATTTGAATATAATCCAGGGAGTCCAGATTTATTTGAAGAAAAAACAGGATTAAAACATAAACCTTTGAGGTTTAATATTGATTTACCAACTAGCTAATCTAAGCTAGTTTTTTTATTTATAAAAGAAAGGGATGAAGAATAATGGCAGCACCACAAAAAATATTACCAGTTGTAAACGTAAGTAAGTTATATGTAGCTCACTTAAAAACTGAAACTGATGGGAATATAACTTTTGATACTCCTAGATACTTAGAAGGGGTTAAACAAATAGGAATAAAACCAAAACAAAATAGTGATCCATACTACCATGAAGGAAGAAAAGTTTTAGAGGAACAAACATTACAAGATGTAAAGGTAACTTTAAATGTAACAGATTTACCAGATGAAGATGAATGTTACGTTATGGGGCACAAGTTAGCTAAAACAGGCGGAGTAATAAAAAATGATAATGATATAGCTCCAACACTTGCTATTTTATATAAAGCAGAGAAGGCTCAAGGAATAGATAAATATGGGATATTATATGCTGGAACATTTGGATTATCAGATGAAGATTTAAAAGCTAAAGAAGGTAAAGCAAACTTCCAAGCTAAGAAAATAGAAGCAAGCTTTAGACCTTTAATAAATGGATTATGGCAATACAATGTATGTAGTGATTCTCCTAATGTAACTAAAGAGTTTTTAAATAAATTCTTTGAAAAAGTTACTATACCTGAAGAAAAAACAGATGGAGTTAGTTCTGAACATTAATAAAAATAATAGGGAGTGAAGTTAAATGAAAAGAAAATTTAAAGTAGGTAATGAAAACTTAGCTTTTGAAATGACAAATAAGACTATATTTGATATAGATGAAAGATTTGATAATTTTGGAGATGTCATAAACGGAGTTATGTATGGTAAAAACTTATATAACAATGCTTTAAAAGTTATGGTATGTTCTTGTATATCAAAAAGACTTGATGAAGAACAAAATGAAAATCCATTAACTATAGATGAATTAAAAGAAAAATTAACTCCAGATCAAGTTGTAAATGAAATAGTAGCTTTTGCATGTGACTTATATTATGACTATAGGGGAGTTAAAACATCTAATACTGATGAAGATAAAACAGAAGAGGAAAGTAAAAAAAAATAGATTTAAATGAAAAGCCATTTGATATAAATAGGCTTTTTTTTATTGCAAAAACACAATTAAATTTTACAAGACAAGAGTTCTTCGATAGTACATTCAAAGAAATTGTTATGTTAATCGGAGAACTCAATAAAACATATGAAGAGCAAACTCAATCAGCTTCAAATGATGGATATGTTGAAAAAGTTGTAAGTATAGATGAAGTACCTTTCCTATAGAAAGAGAAAGGAGGGTAAATGGGTGATACAGAAAAACGAATAACCGCAAAGATGATACTTGATGATTCTGGATACTCAAGTACACTAAAAGGTATAAATTCAGAAATTAAAAATAATAAGAGTGAATTAAAGGCAGCTCAAAGTGGTTTAGAAGCATTTGGTAAATCTACCGAAGGTGTAAATAGAGTACAAAGCTCATTGCAAAAACAATTAGATTTACAAAATAAGAAATTAGAAACTTATAAAAAAAGTGTTCACGATGCTACTGAAACACTACAAAAAAATATAAGTGAAAGAGATAAATTAGCAAGTTCTCTTTCTAAAGCTGAAAAAGCACATGAAAATGCTATAAAAAACTATGGTAAAGAAAGTAAGGAAGCTAAAGAAACTGAAAAAGCTTTAGAAGAATTACAAAAAGAACATGATAAGCTAGATAGAACTGTAGAAAATAATGCTAAAACCTTACAAAACTATGAAACTCAAATGAATAAAGCAGAGGAAGAAGTAAACAAAGCTCAATCTGCGGTAAATAAATTCAATAGAGAAGTAGAAAATACTCATGGTGTAGGTAATGCATCTAAAAAGCTTGAAGATTTAGGAAATAACTTTAAAAAAGTAGGTAGTAAAGCTCAAGAGATAGGTGGAAAACTTACTACTCATGTTAGTTTACCTTTAACAGGAATAGGAGTAGCTGCCGCTCATGTAGGTATGGAGTACGAAGCTCAAATGGATAAGGTAGCAGCTATTTCTGGTGCTACTGGTGATGATCTTAAACAATTAGAAAATAAGGCTCAAGAAATGGGAGCTAAAACTAAATTTAGTGCTGCACAAGCAGGCGAAGGTATGGAGTACATGGCTAAACATACATGGCCGGCTATAAAGAAATTTATAGTAAAAAACAGTGGGTTAAAATTGGAAAGCTAAGTTTACTCGAAAGCCTAAAGCAATAGGCTTTTTTATTTTGTAAATAAGCTAATCAATTACCAAACTACATAGGGATATGTAGAAGGTTTAGAGACTAGGAGGAATAGACTAGAACAGTTGAAACTCCCATGAAATCCACTACCCTAACGTAAAGACGAGGGTAAAGAGATAGTCCAACTCTAGGTGAAAGCCTAGTCCTAGGATAAAGAGCCTAGGCAATGAAGTTAGATGGCTGGTTGGAAAACTGGTGATATGCTCGAAGGTATAGAACCTATACTAAATTTAGCAATTGCTTCTGGAGAAGAATTAGGGTCTACTTCTGATATTGTGACGGATGCATTAACAGGTTTTGGATTAAAAGCTAAAGATGCTGGTATGTTTAGTGATGTATTAGCAGCTGCAAGTAGTAATGCAAATACTAACGTTGGGATGATGGGTGAATGTTTTGCCCATCTAAAAGCTTCTTAATTCGGTGAACCCTAAGTTTATTGATAATGAAGAATATGAAAAAATATATATTAATTACTATAAATATGGGAATACCGAGCGAAGCCGAATAGTAAACTTTCGGAACGTGTAACGACTAGATAAAGTAAGCTAAGTAATTTCACTTAAATAGTGTTTTTATATGCTAAAATATCCACGAACAGAAGCCATCTTAAATTAAGATGAAGATATAGTCTGAACTTACAGGAAACTGTAAGAAGTAAGAGATAAAGAGCTCTTACGATAACAACAATTGGAAACATTTAAATATGCAGCTCCTGTAGCTGGTGCTTTAGGATATAGTGTTCAAGATACTTCTTTGGCTATAGGATTAATGGCTAATTCAGGGATTAATTAATAGTTCCTTCATACAGAAATGTATGTCGAAAATTCCTCTAATTCGGTGAAACTCCCACGTGGACAATACCGAACCAAGACCATTATTATGGTAAGGTGTAACGACTATTCCGAAAGGAAGTACATTCAAGTGAATGGAAATGGGGAACATCTTAGCGAGTAAAGTTGAAGATGAAGATATAGTCTTGTCTATATGGCAACATATAGAAGTTCATAAGAGAACTGATTAGGATTAACGAACCTAATTGAAAAAAACGAAAAGCAAGCCAAGCTGGTACTGCACTTAGAGCAGGATTAACTAACTTAGTAAAGCCTACGGATAGTATGGCCGCTATGATGGAGAAGTATGGAATATCTGTAGAAAATAGTGACGGTAAGATGAAAAGCTTTAGAGAAGTAATGTCTGACCTTAGAGAAAAAATGGGTGGTTTAGATGAAGCTACTCAAGCCAGTGCCGTTGCAACTATCTTTGGGAAGGAGGCCATGTCCGGATGGCTTTCAATCATAAATGCTAGTGAAGGAGATTTTAATAAATTATCAAATGCTATAGACAACAGTGAAGGTGCTACTGCTAAAATGGCTAAAACTATGAGTGAAAATGCAAAAGGTAGTTTAGCAGAAATGAAAAGTGCCCTAGAAGGTGCAGCAATAAAAGTTTTCCAAGCATTAGCTCCAGCTATAACAAGTGTTGCTAAAGATATTACTAAATTAGCAACTAGTTTTAGTAATTTAAGTCCACATACTCAAGAGTTTATAGTTAAGGCAGGAATGGCTGCAATTGCTATGGGACCTGTAACTAGTGGTTTAGGCCATGTAACTAGTGGGATAGGTGGATTAATTGGAACTGTTGGAAAGTTTAAAGCATTAAAAGCCGCTGCTACATTTAAAGACTTTTCTAAAATATTATTAGGACTTGGCCCAGCGGCAGAAGCTGCGGGAGCTGGATTAGCAGGAGCAGAAGTTGCTGGTGCTGGATTTGGTGCAACAGTTATAGGTTGTTTAGGACCAATTGCATTAGGTGTAGCGGCAGTAGCTGCCGTTGGATATGCAGGATATAAAGTTGCAGAACACTTAAATAAAAGTGCAACACCTGCGGTAGATTTATTTGCAGATAAAGTTGAACAAAGCAGAGATAAGTTTGGTAACTATGCACAAGCTACAGAAAAAGATGCAATTAAAATATCTAAAGCAACAAAAGATAATGTACAAGCTTACTTAGACTTAGATAAAAAAGCTAGTGAGTCTATGATGAATTTAAAAATGAATTCAAATAAATTCTCAAAAGAAGCAAAAGATAGCGTACTTAAAAACTTTACAGAAATGAGTAAAAAATCTAGTAATTTATCTAAAGAACAAAAAGAAAAAATGACTATAGATTTTAAAAAACTTGTAACTGATACAGGAGTTTTAACTAGTAAGAATAAAAATGAGATAATAAAACAATATACTGCAATGGTTAATGGTACTAAAGGTTTGACTCAAAAACAAAAGGACCAAACAATAAAAGACTTTAAAGATACATTAAATCAAAGTGTTGGATTAACAAAAAAGCAATCTCAAGATATGCAAAAAGTTTACACAGATATGGCTACTAAAATTAAAACTGGTATGGATAAAAAAAGAGATGCAGAATTAAAAAGTCAAAAAGATTTCTTTGATAAAACTACCGCTCTTACAGATGAAGAAAAAAAGGTTGCAATAGAGAAAACAAAAAGTTATTGGACTAAAGAAAAGCAACAAGTTGATAAAGCTCAAAATGAAATTAATGCTATCTATGCTAAGGCAGCTGAAGAACACAGACAAGTTAGTGATAAAGAGTTACAAGATATTAATAAAATCAAACAAGATATGAAAACTACTGCTATAAAAACTTTATCTGATAATGAAGTTGAAGCTAAAGTAATTCTTGAAAGAATGAAAGACCATGATGAAAACATAACTGCTGAAATGGCGTCTAAACATATAAAAGAATTAAATAACTCTAGAGATAAAGCTATTGAGGCAGCTAATAAAGAGTGTGATGACAGAATAGCTGAGCTAATAAGACAACGAGATGAAAGTCATTCATTAACTAAGGAACAAGCTGAAAGATGTATAGAAGATGCAAAGAAACAAAGAGATGATACTGTACAGGCTGCCAAGGATACAAGAGATAGTGCAGTTAAAGAAATCACTTCAATGAATACAACTATAACAGAAGATGTTGACACATCTACTGGAAATATGAAAAGTTCATTTGAAAAGTTTTGTGATTGGTGGAACAATGTCTTTCATCTAGAACCAAAAACTGCAACAGTAAAAACTAAATATGTAAATGAAGGGAAAAAGCCTGATGGAAACTGGACAGGTAATTCATACTTCAAAGGTGGTTTAACATATCTTCATGAGCGTGGATATGAGTTATATGACCTACCAAGTGGAACTAAGGTATATAATCATGAATCAAGTGAACAAATGGTTTTAGAGACTGCTAGACAAACTGCTCAAGGAGTTATAAATTCTATGATGAAAAATAAAGGTGATTCTGATGGAAACATTATAATACCTATTAACATTACAGGAGAAGAAATTGATAGAGTTGTAATCCCAAGAGTTTCAAATAGACTTGCTTTAAATACAATGAGAAGAAGGAGGTAAAAAATGCTTATAAACAATATAAATATAGAAAAGTTTAATGCTAGAGTTTTAGATGTTGATATTCAAAACTCTAGCATTAATAATTTAAAAGATTTTGAAAATGCAAATACATTATTACCTCTTTTCTTTGATTCAAAAGTATCTTTGAATGTAATTACAGTTACTCTTTTAGTAAATTCTTTAACTAAAAAAAGATATTATTTAGATAAAAGTGATTTGTTAAGTAATATGATAAAGCCATTTGAAGTTTATTTTAAAGATAGAAACTTAAGATTTAAATGTGTTTTAAATGGAAGTTCGGATCAATCCAGTTTGAGACAAATAAGAGGAAGATTACAATTAAGTTTTATAGGTTATAACATTGAAAATGAAGTTATTGAAACTATTACAAATGGAGTTTCAAGTAAAAATATAAATGGTCAAGGTAATACAAAAGTGCCTGTAGTTTTAGAAATAACTCCTACTATAGATATGATTGATTTAAAAATAACTGGATTAAGCGAAGATCCTCTTATTGTAAAGAACTTAAAAGGCAATAAAACTATAGTTATAAATGGAATTGAGGGAATGGTTACACAAGATGGTATCAATAAATTTGATGATACTGATATGTGGGAGTTCCCTTTTTTAGTTCCAGGAAATAATTTAATTACATTAAGTAAGAACACTTGCAATATAAAAATTAAATATAATCCAAGATTCATATAGAAAGGATGATACAAATGTTAAATGCAAATAAAACAATAACTATATCTGGCACATCAACAATTGATGGACAAATAGTAGTATATATGAGTGCTAGTTTAAGTACAGATGGAACTACTCAAGAAAATATAAATAAAGTTGTACAAAATCAAGATCTATACAATAAAAATAAAGAAGCTATAAGAAAAGATATGAGAAACTTTGAAGATGCAGTATATGCAGAACAGGACAAGTTAGCAGCTAAGTAAAAATATATTTTAAAAGGGAGAGAAGTATTATGAAACTATCATTAAGAAAATTAGTAAATGGATCACAACAATTGAGCAATATAGCATATAAACAAGGTTTACCTTGTAAATTATCTTATGCTATAGCTAAAAATATAAAGAAAATAGAAAGTGAATTGCAAATATATAACTCTGAAAGACAAAAAATAATAGAAAAGTATTGTGTTAAAGATGAAGATGGAAAATTGAAATTAAATAAAGATAATACATATGACATAAAAAAAGAATTTATAGATGTATGCAATAAAGAGGTAAATTCACTTTTAGATATAGAAGTTGATATAGATATTCATAAATTTAATATAAATGATTTATATGACAGTAATTGCGATATGTCTCCAGCTGAATTAATGGTTATAGACTATATGATAAATGAAGAAGAATAATTAACTAGTTAAATTTAGAAAGAAAGGAGGGAAGCCTCTTTTGATACATTTACATGATAAAAATAAGAAAAAAATAGCTGGTTTAATAGATTATAAAGATTTATTTATAGAAAGTGAATTGCAGAGTGGAGAAAAGACACTCTGCTTTTATTATCCTAAAAAGGCAAATTACTATTTTGATATAATGGAAGAATGCTATATAAAGACCAAAGAAAATGAGTATATAGTTAAAGAAAGAAATGTCCAAAGTGAATATACTGAATTTAAATGTATTTTGAATTTAGAAGATATAGAAGGTAAGCCTTTTTCAAAGTTTGAAAGTAAAGAACAAACAATTGATAAAGCCTTAGCTCTTGCTTTAGCTGGTACTGGTTGGGTTGTAGGTAAGTGCGATTTAAAGAAAAGGAGAACTGTTAGAATGACTAATTGCTCCAGTTTAGAAATCGTACAAGAAATTAAAAAAATATATAGATGTGATATAGTTTTTAATACTTTAGACAAAACAATAGATGTATATGAACACCTAGGAGAAGATAAAGGAACTTACTTTATAGATTCTTTAAATCTAAAATCTTTAGCTATTCAAGGTAGTTCTTATGGTTACTTTACAAGATTAATTCCTATCGGGAAAGATGATTTAAAGATAACTGATATAAATGATAAAAAAGAATATGTAGAAAACTATCAGTACTCTAATAAAATTAAAACTGCATATTGGATAGATGATAGGTACACCGTTAAAGAGCACCTTAAAGATGATGCTATAGCTAAATTAAATGAAATATCAAAACCATTTAGATCTTATTCTGCTGCAATTTTAAATTTAGCAAAACTTAATAATAAATATAAAAATATTTTAGATTATAAGTTAGGAGATACAATAAATCTTATATCTAAAGAAGATAAATTTAAAGATAAACAAAGAATAGTTAAAATAATAGAGTTTCCAGATGAACATGAAAGAGATAGCGTAGAACTTGCTAATACTACCTTGTGCTTTGAAGATATTCAAACTAAGTTTCAAGAAGCAGCTGACACAGTAGATAATATAACTATTGATGATGGAACTATAAAGGGTTCTGCTATAGATAGTATAGAAACTAAGCAAATAAAAGATTTCTATAAAGAAGTTATAGAAGCTACAAACATTAAAGCTATAAATGCAAAAATAATTAATTTAGAAGCTCAAGATGTTACTATATCTGGTCAATTAACTGCGGTAAATGCCAAAATAGGTAGCCTTACAACTAATGTTGCTACTATAGATACATTAGTTGTAAAACATGATGCTTCTATAACTAATTTAAATGCAAATAAAGCCAGTATAACAGATTTGCATGCAACAAATGCAACTATACAAGTATTAGAAACTAATGTCGGTAATATAAGAACTCTTGTAAATGGAAATTTATCTAGTGAGAATATACAAGTAGGTGGTATTACTGGTGATAGATTAAATATGAAAACTATATTTGTTGATGATGCAAATATAGTTAGTATAAATGCTTCTAAAATTAATGCAGGAGAAATAAGCACCAACAAAGTAAAAATTAAATCTGATGATGGTGGAATTGAAATTATAGGAACTACTTTACAATTTAAAGATAAAAATAATAAAGTTAGAATCCAAATGGGAAAAGATGCTAAAGGAGATTTTAATTTCATTATTATAGGGGAAGATGGCAAAAGTGTATTAATAGATAATACTGGAGTAAAAGAAAAAGCTATAACTAATGATTTAATAAAGTCTAATATGATTGCTAGTAATGCCGTAGGAGAAAAACAAATAGATTATTCTAGTTTCTCAGAAGGATTTAATAAAGATACAAATGCCCATACATTAAATGCTACAAAGATAAAATTAAATAATCAAAATCAAACTTTAGATGTAGCTTTTAACTCCTTAAAAAAGCAATCTGATAGTAATAAGACTTTAACAGAAAATCACAGTACAACTATAAATATTATGCAAGGTAAAATTAGCACTGCTATTAATAATACTCAAATAGTTAAAGATGGTAAAACAGTCTTACTTAAAGATGATTATAACAGAACTGTTGAAACTGTAAGCTCCTTAAAAAGTACTATAGGAAAGCATACTACTTTAATAGATCAACAAACTGGATTAATAACAGGGGTTACAACCAAAGTAAATAACTTTGAAAGAGATTTAAATGGACTGTCTCTTACAGTATCTGAAACTAAAACTAAATTAGATAATCTTCAAATAGGAGGAAGAAACTTACTTTTAAACTCTGATTTTAAAGAAGGGTTAAAACATTACTCTATCAAAAATACAGGTAAAAACGGAACAATAGAAGTTGTTGAATTTCAAGGCCGTAAATGTTTAAAGTTTACAAATGTAGGATACTGGGATGTTTCAAAATATCTATCTTCGCCCGATTATAAAATACCTACTGGTCAGAAAGTTAACTTTTCAGCAGATATTTATTTAACTTCTGGGGATTGTATTTCAGTTGATTTTAGTGGCGTTTTAGATAAAGGAGATAACTATATAAAAGTTCCCAGTTTAAACAAATGGCATAGATTAAGTACTACTTCAACGGTTTCATCTAGTTCAGATGGAGTTTCTGGTTTTTCGCTATACTCTGGGAGTAGAACAAAAACTATTTCAGGTTATATGTCATTATTGAAAGCTGAAATAGGAGATAAAGCAACAGACTGGAGTCCAGCACCTGAGGATATTCAAGCAGAAATAACTACTACAAACAGTAAGATTTCTACTATAGATATGAAATTAGGTAGCATTACTAGTAAAGTTAATACAGTAGAAGCTAATAACCAAAACTTAGCTGGTCAAGTATCTGGACTTAATATTTGGAAAGCTGAGGCAGAACAAAAGATAACTAAAGCAGCAATAATAAGTACTGTTAATTCTGAGTTTTATACAAAAGGTCAAACAGATTCTATGTATGCTACTCAATCACAATTTAAACAATTTAGTAATAGATTTGAATTTCAAATTCAAAACACAGGAAGATCTCAATTAATTCCTAACGGAGATTTTAGAAATGGTTGGAACTTTTGGAAGGTTTGGAACTCGAAAAAAACATTGGAATTTATATCTTTAACAGAAACATACATTTTAAGAGTAGAACCTACTCAAACAAATGGTCATGTTACTTTTGGTATACAAGTACCTGCTTTCTCGATGGAAACTAATAAAACATACACATTAGCATTTTGGGTAGAATCACCTATTATAAAAGATCTTAATTATAACTTTATTATGTCAAATGATATAGGTGCTTATAGGTTAGGTAATGTAAGTTTTGATACAAAAGATGGAATAATGACTAGGGTTTCTATAACCTTTACGGCCAAATCTACTACTACTATGAACATAATGTTAGGGTGGGAAGGCGAATATAGACCTGGTTTATATTTTCATATAAAAGAAGCTTGTTGTTTTGAAGGAAGTGTTGCATATCCTTATAAATCATGTGATGATGAAATTTATGCTGGTATAACCTTTGTAGACCAAACTGGTATAGGTGTTAAACATATGGATGGTTCTTATTCAAAAATGACTGCTGATAGTGTTGTATTTACCAATGTTCAACAACAAAAGAAAATGGCAATAAAGAAAGGTTCTTTATATGCATATGACGTTAATAATGGCGATTTATTGGGTATGTTTGCATCTAATAAAGTTACATCTCATTATAGAGGTATTACAACTGGATTAACTGGTTCTGCCCACTATTTTGCGATAGGAGCAACAACAGAATTAACAGATGATGACCAACTAAACATGGTTCCATATATACTTATTGCTCAACAAGATTTACACAACTTCCTAGGAAACAGCATAATAAGTGGTGGTATAAACTTTATGAATACTCCATGTATTTTCCATCAATCAGCCTTATTTAATACTTCTCCTAGATTTAAAGGGGGATTTACAATACTTAAAAGTGATGATTCTCTTTTAAATATTTATCATGCAAAAAATTCTATATATATAGAATCGAATTTAACATTACCAACTGGAGGAAGTTTCTACGGTGGGGGGCTATATGGTGGAGATACTACATCAATAGGATATCTTCTAAATGGAAAATACAAAGATGTTATAAAGTTATATGCAAATATTCAACAAATAGACTTTTTAAGACCTCTTAATATGAATGGCTTTGGTATTTATAACGCTACACTTGCTGCTAGTTATTCTTTAAATTCTACCTCACCAGGTAGATCAGTTGGAGCAGATACTAATAGTGTAGAAACTATGTTATTACAAGAAGATTTTTCAAAGTATGATGAAGAAAATCATTCAGTTGTTGTAAATATCAATGAAGCAGTTAAAAGTATTTATGAAAAAAATAAGATATTAGAAAATGAAAATGAAAAATTAAAACAAGATAAAGAAAATCTAATTAAAGAATTAGATATGACTAAGAATGTCGTTGATAATTTATTGATGGGAGTGAGTTAAATGGCTTTATATATAGCAAGTAGAATAATAGAAAAGGCAAATGGAGGAGATGGATTAGAATATAAATTAATAGTTCCAAAATGGATGAAGTACAAAGATGAAATAGATAAAATTTTAATAAGTGAAGGTAGGGGAGATTTAATAGTTTCGTTAGAAGCTTAATAATCTCTTTTTTAATATAAACCTTTAGTTTTATAAGGAGTTAATATGAATAATGAAGTAACAGATCACATGCTAGAAGCACATGAGAGGCGTCTAAATAATCATTCTGAAAGATTAGATAAACTAGAGCAGAGTGATGCTAAAAGGGATATACAAATAGAAAACTTATGTAAGAGTATAGAAGGACTTGTAAATACACTAAAATGGGGGTTTGGCTTTATATGCAGTGGTGTTATAGGGTTCTTTTTTTATGCCATACAAAATCATTTATTTAAATAAAAGGAGATGGTACAAATGAAAAATAGAGTGAAAAATCCATATTTTTGGTTAGGACTAGGAGGGGTAATATTTAGTGCAGCTGGAGTAGATTTTAAAACTTTAACAAGTTGGAATTTATTAGCTAATGCTTTATTAGATATATTAGCTAATCCAGTTGCAGTTGTTGCAGTTGCAGCCGCAGTTATAGGTGTAGTTGTAGACCCTTCAACAAAAGGATTAAAAGATAATAAATAAGAAAGTAAAAATAATTTTTTAATAATGTTTACAAAAATTATATATAAATTATTTTTAAATTAAAAGTAATTTTAAATTAAGTTAAATAAAATGCAGTGAATTAGACTCTTTGAAGTCTTTTTTTATTGCATTTTAAAATATAAAAAATAAATTTTAGGAGGATTTTATTATGAAAACAAATATGATAGATGCAGGACATGGTGGATATGATTCAGGAGCTCCAGGAGTACATGAATGCTTAGAAAAAGATATAGTTTTAGAGGTAGCAAATAAAGTAAATGATTATTTAAAAACACAAGATATAAAAAATATAAATACTAGAACTACAGATGTATTTGTAAGTTTAGACGATAGAACTAATGAAGCTAATAGATTAGGTGTAAATTCATTTGTATCTATACATTGCAATAGTTGCGATGATCCAAATGCTCAAGGGCTAGAAACTTATTGCTATGAATTTAAATATAGAGCTTTAGCTGATACTATACATTCTGAATTAATTAATGACGGACTTTATACTAAAAATAGAGGCGTCAAAGAGGGGGACTTACATGTTATAAGAGAAACTAATATGGATGCTTGTTTAGTTGAATTAGGCTTTATAACTAATGAAGCAGATTATAATTTAATAATGAATAATAAAGATAGATTTGCTAAAGCAATTGCAAAAGGAATATGTAAATTTAATGGAGTCGCTTGGAAAGAATCTAGTTCTAGTTCAAATGTTTCTAATTCTGAAAAGGTATATAAAATAGTAACTGGTGGTTTAGGATCTAGAGAAGTTGCAGAGAGAAAAGCAGCTGATATAAGAGATTTATTTAATTGGTTTATAGAAGTTAAAGAAAATGGAAGCCCTAATGACTTTAGATTAGAAACAGGTGGCTTTACAGGAATATCTAAAGTTGAAAAGAAAATGAATGCTTTACAGGAATTAACTGGATGGTGGATGGTTTATCAAGAAGAATAAATAATATGATATAATATATGTATTAAGTAAGTCATTCAATAAACGAACTGTAGTTTTAAAATTCAGTAGTTTCTAGAACTATTAACTAGAATGTAAAAGGAGTACCAATGCCAACTGGTACTCCTTTTTTTATTGCTTACTTTATTCCTTTTTTTCTCCATATTCTCTAACCATTGCACTTTCTTTTACTACCCAGTCTCTACCAAATTTTTTGCAATCTTCATCAGCTATTAACTTTCCAGTTTCAACTGCCTTTCTTAGTGTAGAATCTTTTAATCCCCATAATTTAGTTGCCTCTGCAAATGAATATAATCCTTTAAAGCTACACATAGTTTTTACCTCCTATGAAAATAAATATTTCACTGCTAATACTACAAGAGCTATAGCTCCTATAAATTTAATTAAAGCTAAAGTTAAATCAATTACACTTCTTACTAATTCTTTTTTATTATTTTTCATTGTAATTAAAATGGTCATGTATTATTATAAAAGTAAGGGTGGTGGTAGGAACACCACCCTTATGTTTTATAGGCTTTCTAGTATCATTTTGAT